CGTAGGTTACCCCACCGCATCCTTCCATCCAGTCTTTATCCCAATCGGGATTGGATTCACGCCATGCAGAGTATTCTGACATACTCATGTAGAGAGTTTGTTTCTCTCCTGTGGTCTTATTTATTACAGGGTAAGAAGGCATTAGTCTATTCTAAGCGAGGGTTGGATTGATTCGATTTCTTCACACCGACAGTCGTCATCAGGACAACGCCAGTCCAGTGCAGTAGCGACGGTTGGGAACGTGCAAGTAAAGACCCTCTTAGCACCCAATGCAATATCCATGTGTTCTTTTTGAGTTCCATTAGCAGAGCGCAAAGAGATGTAATGAATCCAAGACCGAACTGAACCCGTCATGTAGATTCTGGTCGGAGCGGAGAGTGGCAATACCATTCTAGCACATTCCTTTGCAATGCCAGCCTCTAGCATCTCATTGTAAAGATGTTGTGCTTGATAGAAATGCTCTTCAATCTTTGCATGGAAGCGTGCCTGGGTCAACTCATCGATGTCATTGATGGAGTTCTGACGATTCTTCGTATCTTGACGACGAAGTTCAGGTAGAGGGATGTCAGTACCAAGGAGGTTGGTAGAAGCATACCGTTGTGAAAATTCTTGATATGTGAACGAACGGTGACGCAAAATTTGAGCTGCGATTGCCCTGGTGGTATTAATTTCCAAGGTCATGAACGCCTGCTCAAAGACGCTCCAGTGTCCATGTTTGATGCAGTAGGACAAGAGACCTGCAACCTTAGGGTTCTCCTGGTTTGCAGGGTTGCTCACACGAGCAACGTACCCCATCAGTTGTTCTGCATTTGGGGTTACAGATACAAGTTTAATTTGTTCAGTCATTAGTGTTCTTAAACAGCAGGGATGATAGAGCGTACAGTCCTAGGGACTTAAAGTATCCTATAGTTGCTAGTCCGAATAGTCCTGGCATCAACCAGTTCCATAATAGCATAATAACCACAGGTTTGACAAAAAAACCTAGGAGTTCGGCTGTTGCTTTCCTTGCTAGTGCTTTGTTCTGTTCCTGCTCTATCTCAGCAAGTTCTTCTGGGGTAGGTTCCTCTACCTCAGGATTAGGTTGCGTAAGAAAGATACTCATTTTCCTTTTGGCGGCGTCCATAGTTTAGGATTAATTTTACCTTCAGTCCATTCATACTTTTGAATGCATCCAGGAAGGTTGTCGTGATAGAAATCAAAGATGTCTGACAACTTTCCCTGAACAATATCATACCATATACTGCCATCATAGTGTATTGCTGTGACAATATAAGAATTTCTTGGTAAAGAAGTATCTGCAGCGTCAAACATATTGCAGTTTGCCTTTATGACTCTGACGCTGTACCTGCTTGTGTTTTCTAATTGTTGTTTATCGAACATTAAGAGCGACCTCCCCATTGAATCTGGGGAAATGCTTCTTTAACTACTGCTAATGTAATTCGATACTTATCTTGAAGTTTCTTGTCCTTAACAAGACAGATAACTTCTGCGTCAGACTGATGCAGCCCCTCCAAAAGTTGAACGAACATAGATTCCCTCTTCAATGAAGGGAGTCTGTCTGCACCGCCTTTGACGTAATAGTATAACTTAGATGCTTCCTTCCACAGTGAGGTATGTTCTGTACCCTCGGGTGCATCATTAGGTGTATAAGGAACTTCACCCTCAGGAATTGCCGAGATTACAGTCTCGTCAAAATTCCAGATGAGGATAGAGCGCAACGCCTGGTGATTATGTTTTTGTAGGATGGCAATTTTCTCCGCTTTTGTTTTGGCGTTGGACGCCTTACGAAGTACCTCACTCACCAGAAGTTGAGGATTGCTTGCATCTAATGTTCTTGGCATGATTAAAACTCCAAATCATTCGTCATCGTCTTCTTCAAACTCAGTCCAGTATTGTGAATCTGTTCTGAGGTAAATTAAATCATCGTGTAGGATGTTACCGTTCTCATCGAGCATCTCTGGATGGGTAACTGACTTAGCATAAGCAGCGTTTTCGATAAAATCTTCAACGTAACCTTTTGCCAACCATGTACCAATCACTCCCAACATGAATGCCCCAATAATAACAAACACAGTCAAGATTTCTAGCATGGTTCCCCCGTATGTTACTGTTTGTAATTGGAAACCTCTCCCTCCCAAACGTTACATATGTGTATTTATCAACACATTAGATACGTTCTTTTTTAATCACTCCCTCGCTGAGGAGAAGGCGAAGAGTTTCGGTGCATCCACCAATAAGTTTACCATCTTTGATGACTCTTGGGAAGGTGGAATTCTTACCAAATTCTGCAAGAAATTGTTCACGGGTGAAATGAGAACCCAATCGGTACTCGGTAAAACCAATATTGTTCATGGTTAGAACAGTCTTCAGTTTTTCACAGAAAGAACACTGGGAGCGTGTGTAAATTTTAAGGTCCATGAGTGAATAACAACACTTACTAATACTTATACGAATAAAAAAGGGACTCCGAAGAGTCCCATTGGGTGTTCCGACTTTTGTAGAGACCGCACGAAAGGTCTCGTACTTATTTATCGGTTCAGAAGCTATACTTCAGACCGAATTTGGTGCCGTAACCACGGTCAACACCAGCAACGCCCGAACCAACGAACGAAACTTCGCCGTATGCGCCGAGGTCATCGGTCAGAGCAACGCCCAGACCTGCCTTACCCGAAGGAACGGTGTCAGCAGTACCAGCGTCGGGGAGCTTGGTGGTAGCACCAGCTTGGACGTAGTAAGAAGCAGACTCACCCAGAGCACCTTCGTAGCCCACATGGGTGTCGATGGCAGTACCACCGTAGTTAGAACCAGTCCAACCGCTGTTCGCCTCTACGTTAACGTAGGGGCCTGCAAGGGCAGCGCCAGCGAAAAGAGGAGCAGCAGCGGCAGCTGCGATTACAGATTTAATCATAGTTGTTTACCTTTAGAATTTACTTGCGGAATGGTTACCCGCAGATGAAGGAGGTTTTCGACTAACCTCGCGTCGTCCATTGCTGAACGAGATATTTATTGTAGCATGTACTGGAATTTTCGTCAAGCGTCGATTAGGATTCGTGATTCTTGCGATAAGATTTCCTAATCTGTTTTAGTTCTTTACAAAGAGACTTGATTTCTTGGTACGCATCCTCTTCGGAGATTTTACCTGCCATTTCCATAGCGCAAATGACATCAACTCTGGTGCCGAAGTCTCGAAGTCCCTTTTCCAGTTCGTTCATGTTCTCATACACCATTGTTTTTCTCCTTATCTAGCATGCGTACTTCAAATAAGGAAGACTTATGATACCGTTGTGCTTTTTTCATAGCACGACGACGTTCATTTGGTTTGTCTTCTAGTTTATCGATAATCTTAGTAAGAGCATCGACTTCTACCTGAGTACGCTTAAGCAAACGCTCAGCACGTTTTTGACGTGCGGACTTACGAAACTCTAGCTCCTTTTCAATCAGGTCTTGAGTTTCTTCATCGAGCATTTCAACTTCAAGTTCTTCATCAGGGTCAAACTTTTCCCTAATATCAGGGGGCAAGTCATCCCATTGGACATTTACCATTACTGAATCTCCAGTACCAGAATATTATAGCACACTATGAGGCATCTAGCACCTTATCGTAACCAGTTGCTTTCCTCGTATGCCAGAACATATTACCTGAGTCTTCGGCATCCAGTTCAACCTCTGCAATGTAGACTGACCAGTCACTGAATGAACCACTCTTATCACCTGTGCTCCAGGTCAGAGGGAACTCATCGCCTTCAACATAACCGTAACCTTGTTCTAGGATATCTATAATCGCAAGCTTGGAGTCTGCTTCACTACAGTTAGAGTTTCCGCACCTTGCACAACACCGTACACGAATCTTCAATCCTCCCTCTCCAAGAGTAAAGTCTTGTTCATAGCATGTACCATTAGTTGCTGCTGTAGTAGTGAAGACATCGTTGCCATGTTCATGCTCAATAAATGAACCATTCCACTGACCATCTCTATACATGATGTTTCTACTAGACTGTCTGTTTGGATGAAACTGGTGGATGCCAAGTGCTAATACTTTAGTCTTAGGAGGAGAATAATAATACTCACCCTTGTATAGTTTGATTGCCCAGCAGGCAGGGTTTGTTGCCCAGTTACTTGGCTGGTCACCAACCCAGGAGGACAAACTACCACCAAGGTCTACACGATAGATGCCATAGATATCACCTGCGTTGGCGTAGATAGTTTCATATGCAGAAGACTGAGAAATTGTATCGACATTTGCAATTCTAATTGAGACATTACAATCCGTTTCATGAGAGTCATAAAGACACAGTTTGTTATTACTGTTCTCCCAAGCAGGTTGTCCAGGAGCAGGGTTCCAACCAATAACAATGTCTGCTGGATACGTTTTACCACCTTGAAGTGTGATTGTATATTCATCATACTTCTTCGTACTTGGAC